TAGAGATTCTATCAACCGAAGAGTGGTCACTGGCTGAAATTGAATAAATAAGGATATAGGAGTCACATGGCTAACAGCGACAAAAATATCATCATTACACCGTTTATCAGTGGTGTAACACAGCCACAAATGAAATTTGTTGGACAGGGTAATGATCCAATTTACCTGAAAGTTCTTGATGGCATCACAGGAACGGGAGCCACCGCAGGAGGAGCACTATCGGTTGAAGGCTCCGCAGGACAACTGTTTTCCATCGTGAATCGTTTGGGTACTGGCAGTATTTTCTCGGTGAATGATATTTCTGGCATTCCCATTATTGACGCAAATGCCAACGGAAATATCTCTCTTGCAGGATATTTTGGTAATGTTGGAGTAGGATTAACTGCTCCAACAGAGAAGTTTCAAGTACTCGGCAACATATCCGCAAGTGGGCTTGTTACCGCAGTGTCTGGCATTAGTGCTGCTGGTGGTGTAACTCTTGCAGGAACACTCCAAGGAACAACAGGCTCATTCTCTAAACTGCTGACTCTTTCTGGTGGATTGAGTGCTTCTGGTGGAATTACATTCTCAAGTCCAATAGTATTGCCAATCAACACTGCTCCCGCAATCACAATTGGAACTCATTCAACAAGAAATCTTATTCTGTCATGCGTTGATAGTGTGGGACTCATAGAAGTAGGAGGAAATACAACAGCATCACTAACAGTTCGTCAGGCAAGTGGTGGACCTGTCCTAGTTGGTGGACCAACCAACGCATATCTTGCACTATATGAAGACGATAATAATGCCTATTTACAAAGCACAAATCTATTTATTGGAGATGCTGATGGTGTGGCAAATGGTAACTACATTCATATTGATGATGCGTCTACGACCATCACCGCTACTTGTGGTAGTTTTGGTGTGAGTGGTCGTCTTGATATGAATGGTGGGTACTCCGAAGCGGGTGCCACTGCTACACAGGCAACAAACACCATAACATTCAATGCTGTTTCAGGAAACACACAGAAGTTTGTTCCTAGTGCGGTGGTCAACACCGTTAATTTTACTAACATAAATACCGCCTCAACACAATGCACATCCGCAACTCTAATATTCCTTCACGGTGCAACTCCTTACGGACTTACTACGGGAACATTCTCTGTGCAACTAGCAGGAGTAACCAAAACTGTGAAGTGGTCTGGCGGATCCGCACCAGTACTCACAAACACTGCAAACAAAACAGATATTCTTAACTTCCTGACATATGATGGTGGAACTACTTGGCTTGGATTTGTTGGAGGGCTGAATTTCTAATGTTTCCATCAAAGGTAGGTTTTCACTCCTCTATTCTTGTTCCCAGGATCACCAGCACTCTTGTGGCTGCAAGTTTTTTATATTCAACTAAAGGAACGATTGGATATGTTCGTACAAACAATTTAAACAAACGCGAAAGACTTTTTGTAACATTGACTAATAACTTTATTAATATTAAAGCAGAAATTACGAGTACATCAGCAGATCCTTTTACTAGATTTTCTCAAGGAACAGATGCTTTTACTACTCCTATTGAAGTAAAGATCAACAATGGAGAATATATGCATATTCATGTAACGGGAATGTCTGTCGGCAGTGGAACTTTATCCGTGCGTTCAGGTAGTTCCACGGGACAAGTTTTGGTAAGCGTTGCGTATACAGTTACTGGCGGATTTGAAGAGTAAACTATAAACCAAATAATCATCCGAATACTTTAGAGGGGCGAAAGCCCCTCTTTTTGTTATGATTTGCTCTACATACTCTACCTAATCAACACAGGAGTTCGCTATGAAATCACTTCCCACGCTGTACCAATCTTTCATTCACCTTTCCCGCTATTCCCGTTGGCTTGAAGCCGAAGGGCGGCGTGAGTCATGGGAGGAAACCGTTGACCGCTATTTCCGCTTCTTTGATGAACACTTTGCGGAAAAGGGTGTAAAACTAAATAAGACTATACGCGATGAGTTGCGTGATGCAGTTTTAAATTTGCAAGTAATGCCTTCTATGCGCTCTCTCATGACCGCAGGAGAAGCACTGAAGCGTGACAACACGGCAGGATACAACTGCTCGTATGTTGCCGTAAACAAGGTTCGTGCCTTTGATGAGATTCTGTATGTTCTCATGTGTGGCACAGGAGTCGGCTTTAGTGTAGAAAGGCAGTATGTTGAAAAACTTCCTACAATTGCTGAAGAGTTTACACAAAGCGATACGCTCATTGTGGTCAAAGACTCCAAAGAAGGTTGGGCAAAAGCCTACCGCGAGTTGGTGTCCCTACTTATTGGAGGTCAAATCCCCCGATGGGACACCTCTAAAATTCGTCCTCTTGGTGCGCGTCTCAAAACTTTCGGTGGACGCGCAAGTGGACCGCAACCACTGGAAGACCTCTTCCGATTTACCGTCAGTACTTTTAAGAAAAGTGCTGGCAGAAAACTCACATCTATCGAATGCCACGACATTATCTGTAAGATTGCGGAAATTGTCGTGGTCGGCGGAGTGCGTAGATCTGCTCTTATCTCTCTCTCGAACCTCACCGATGAGCGAATGCGTGATGCTAAAGTGGGGCAGTGGTGGTTGGAAAACCCACAGCGAGCGTTAGCGAACAATTCGGTTTCATACAAAGAGAAGCCAGAGATTGGCGTGTTCATGGAAGAGTGGCTATCACTCTACAAGTCCAAGAGCGGTGAACGCGGCATCTTTAATCGTCAGGCTGCACAGAAAACTGTGGAGAAACTTGGTGATCGCCGTGACCCTACCTACGAGTTCGGAACCAATCCATGTTCAGAAATTATTTTGCGTGACAAGGAGTTCTGTAATCTCAGTGAAGTCATTGTTCGTGCAGACGATACTCCCGAAACTCTAAAGCGCAAGATTCGTCTTGCCACCATTCTTGGCACATGGCAAGCCTCTCTCACGAATTTCCCGTACCTGTCAAGTGAGTGGAAGAAGAACTGCGAAGAAGAGTGCTTGCTTGGTGTTTCGCTCACAGGCATTCTTGACAACAAACTCATGCGTGATCAGGGTGCTGAATTGGAAAGACTGCTTGCTGGTCTTCGTGCCACTGCTGTTGAAACCAACAAGGAGTGGGCAAAGAAGATTGGTATTAATCCTGCTGCTGCGATTACTTGTGTGAAGCCTAGTGGAACGGTGTCTCAGTTAACTGATTCTGCAAGCGGTATTCACGCTCGTCACAACGAGTACTACATTCGTACTGTTCGTGCAGATCGCAAGGATCCCATGTGTCAGTTTATGATTGACAAGGGATTCCCTGCTGAACCGTGTGCCATGCGCCCTGATCACACAATGGTGTTCTCGTTTCCGCAGAAGGCAGTGGGATCGGTTACGCGTACAGACTTGACTGCTATTGCTCATCTAGAGTTGTGGCTGACCTATCAGCGGCACTTCTGTGAACACAAGCCGTCCATTACCGTGACTGTCAAGGAGTACGAGTGGATGGCGGTGGGTGCGTGGGTGTACGATCACTTTGATGAAGTGTCAGGTGTGAGTTTCTTGCCCCACTCCGATCACTCCTATGTTCAGGCTCCGTATCAGGACTGCACCAAAGAGGAGTACGAAGCAGCAGCAGCAAAACTGCCCCTGTCTATTGATTGGAGCGAGTTGACTAAGTACGAAAAGGAAGACACTACCAAGGGCACACAAACCTTTGCGTGTAGTGCTGGCTCATGTGAAGTAGTAGATCTGACTAATTAAAAAATCTGGACATTTTTACTCGACAGCCTCTTCTAAATAATAGTATGAAGAGGCGCGTAGTCCAATCTCTTCTGCTGGCTCTAGCACTCGTCTTGCTGCAAGCCTGTGTTCAAGATATAACTGCCGCTGCGCCGAAGAGCGTGGAGCCGCCGAAGAGCGGGGCAGTCGATCCAATGGCAGAAGCCCCTGTGGAGACTCAGTTCTTCATGAGGGGTTTCTCGCCGTTGGCGGCAGACGAGGAAGCCGCTGTGGGGCATCTAGAGGGCGAGAACGGGGAAGTAATAGGCAGTGCGGTTCTCATTGCTCCCGATGAAATCCTTACCGCAGGACACTGCCTAGACGATACGGGGGCAGCGTGGTTCTCTACAGGCAACCACTGCTACAGAATAAGCAAATCCACCACCCATCCCCTTTATAAAATTGGTGACACCATGCTGTACGATGTGGCAGTGGCGTGGCTAGAGGAACCTTGCGGTGTTCAACCCCTTTGTGTGGTGACAGCACCCCATTATTTCACTCGTACCGAACCACTCACCGTTATAGGATTTGGTGGGGGTATTAAGCGTAGGAGCAATCCCAACACATTCCACTACTTTGGAACGGTGGTGGAAGACCCCACATACTTTAAGTTTATTCCCTTTGAGGGCACCGTTTGGTTTGGTGACTCAGGTGGTGCGGTACTAGACTCCACAGGAGTACTTGTAGGAATTGTGTCATCATTCACAATATTCAACGGTCACCTGTACGAAAACTCCGCAACTCGTTTGGATCTCGTAAGCGATTGGATCGCAGAACAGAAGGGCAAATGAAACTCACCCAAATTCAGCGTGTGCTTCTTGGTGCTTGCAGTTTTTTAGTTGGTGTTTTACTGGCTCGCGCAGTAGGTTTCTAGTATTGCACCATAAATACTTACATGATAGTAGCGGGAATAGATTACTCATTGTGTGGACCAGCCGTGTGCCTGTTCAAGTCGAACGCCACGGGGAAATTTTCATACAGTGGATGCTCATTTTTTTTCCTTACTGAGAACAAGCGGCAATCGGAAATTCGTTGCATGAATGTGTTTGGTGAGCGGCTGAGTGATTGGAACTCAGACGAACACCGCTACGAAAGCATTGCAGATTGGGCTGTGGACATTGTAATGGGCTGCTCCCATGTGGCTCTTGAAGGCTACGCGTACTCCGCTAGTGGCAGGGTGTTTCAGATTGCCGAGAACACAGGCATCTTAAAATATAAACTGTACCTGTTAAGCATTCCTGTTACGGTGATTCCTCCCACCGAAATAAAGAAGTTCGCCACAGGCAAGGGTAATGCAGACAAGAACGCCATGTACGCGGCGTTCTCGCATGAAACAGGAGTTAATCTAAAGTCGGTGCTGACACCAAAACGAGCAGACTCAGTGAGTCCTGTTTCGGATATTGTTGACTCGTACTACATCTGCAAGCGAATGTTTGAATCGCTTCCTGAAGACTTGCGCTGCGAAACCGATTAAGGAGTCGGCAAGTCTACAGTGTTTGGAGTTGATACGGGAGCAGCCTTTGGAGTTTTGGGGGCAGCGTTGTCTCGCTTGCGACCAAAGAATTCCTTCCACGCCCACGCCACAACCAAGAACACAATGGGAAGATACCACAGGATCCATCCCCAATTGCCGACAATCTTGTCGCCGCTCAGGATGTCGTGCTTGAGTTTCAGCATAACAGGACTGTCTGATGTGGTATCAGGAATAATAATGGGGGAGGTGTTGCATCCCGCAAGGAAGAGCAAACAAAGAATATAGTTTAGTTTAGACATGGCTTCTCCTTTAAGACTTGTTTGAAGCAGCGGCTGAACCAAAGTAGAAGCCTACAATGCTCACCAAGATTTGACGAGTTTCAGACGCAAACAAGAATCCGTTGATCTCAACAAAATACTTGCGGGTTGATTGCGGAATAAGTCCAAACAGCCCTTCGGGTGTGGTAGCGTCTACTTCAACGAATGTGGGCAAACCAAAGAACGGCAGAATGAACGGAGCCAGCATAGTAGCAAACAGCACTGCAAGAACAATGAGTTGGCGAATGCCCCTACCCACATCCATAGGAACACGCTGTGCTGCCTTGTCTTGGTTATCTGTGGTCTGCTTGTTCGCAGCAATAAGCCGCTCAAAGATTTCTTTTTGATCCTGACTCTTCTGAGCCATGTAACGAAACAAGAATCCTGTAGCCGCTCCTCCAACCAATGAAATCAATTCGGTACTAATCATTTCAATCTGCCTTTCTATAGCACAACTGCACTACTGTTTATTTAGGCTTCATCTTCTTCCTACGAGCAATATTTGATTTGAGTCTTGGGTTGCCAGTCGGCATATCAGGAGGCAAACCTGCAATGCTGCCTCCTCCTGCGGTATTTGTGGGTGGTGGCGATGCCATTGGAGGTGGAATTTCTTCTGAAATAAATTTGAAGAATGGTTTTAGTTTACTGTGTGCCATTAATAGTTCTTCCTCCAAACACCATGAAGTTTATGCGCTGTGTTCTTCCGCGTTGATAGTGTACAGATTGTGTAGACCATGCACCAGCACCAGGAATTTGTCTGCGAGAAGTAATTGTGAATAGACCAACCTGTCGTTGGATGTCTACTGTAGAGGACATGGAATTTTGTATGGTGTCTAGCGTGAATTCATCGGTGGGAGGAATACTGCCAGCAGCACCAAGAATAGTAGATTCAGGCAAATTCACTGTTTCCTGTTCTGTTCCAAGAATCACGCAGTAAGTCTCAACATCCATCTTGTCTGTGAAATATACATCGAAATGGGAGTTGTCTCGCGCAACCACCTTTTTTACTCCGTATGCGCCTTCCAAGTACGCACTAACCGTACTGCTACTGTATAGAGTGCCTTTATTCGGAGGAATAACAATTGTTCCCCATGCAGTGGCTTCTCGTCTGCTCCGTAATTGTGATGGAGTGGATTGGTAGGTTAGCCCTGCAACACGAGTGAATTGGGTTCCAACAGCAGCCGAAGTAGTTCTGGTGTACGGACTCAAAACTGTTCCCCGTTCTAGTTGCGCTCCCCATATCAAAATTCCACTGCCGCTTACTCCTGCATACGATGGACCGTATATTCCAGTACCTTCCCCCAACATACCCATTGTGGCTCCGTTGTTTGGAGCAAAGCCTGGAGTGATTGCGTTGTTTGGCGGAGCAAGATTCTTAAAACTCACGGCAACTCTCCACCATCCATTACCAGCATTCTGAATGATTGGAGTTCCCACGGATCTGCCAATGATTGGAGTGTTTTCTGTTACAGTTCCGTTTTCTAAATCCACAACCACACGACCAATTGAACCGTAACTAAAGTCTGCAAACGCCAAGTGCTTTCGTTCTGCTGATTTTGCGTAAACTGAAAGCGTCCAAGAGGTCAACTGTGCAGTTGAACCAGCAATCGAAGGTGAAGGGTAGATTGATTTATAGTATGCACCAGTACTAGTAGGAGCAGCATCAGCAGGATCTAATTCCACTAGTTTCATTGCTGTTGTGGTTCCGTCAGGAGCAACATACCCTCCCGCAGATACTCCTACTCTTGTTTTAGTCCAAGCCGCATTGGTAAAGGTTTGGCTTTGTGTAAGCAGATTCTGAAAACTGCGCTGCCCTAGTCCTGATGCACCAGGAGAAAAACTAATCAAGGCATCCTGATTTCCGTAAACAGGAGAAGTTCCCTCTGTTTTGATGTACGGAGTAACAGCAGAGCCTTCTTCTAGTTGTGCTCCAAACACCAAGAAATCATTTTTGTCAAATGCGGATTGCACCAGTGGTGCTGGTGAGTTTGCAGGATTAAACGCCATTGATATTCTGTTCCAACCATTACCCAATCTAGTTATTTTTGCATTTGAACTAGAGTTCGATGGAAAACCTCCCACAACAGCAGTAGTTGTGCCAGCCCCTGTGCCCCCTAGATTAAACTGAGTGCCAAAGTTGTTGTTGCCGCCGCCGCAAAGCAAAGTTAATGTTGCGCCTGTTATTACTTTTGCAAAGACCGAAAATGTATAGGTTACTCCTATACTGCCGCGACCTTGTGAGAAGAAAGCATTGGCATAAGTTGAGCCGTTAAATCTAAAAACTCCAGCGGTTGCACCAAAGGGATTTGCTTCGTTTACGGAAGTAAGCGATGCAGGACTTCCTGGTTGAGTCCAAAAAGCAGTAAAATTTTCACTTCCCGTAAAGAAGTTTGCCACAGCAGGTTTACGAGTATCGGAATCACTTCTAAGGCAGAAAAATGCTGCATTGGTTCTCACCTTCCATGTATTAGAAGAGTCCGTATAGTCTTGGGGGGTGGTGGCTACAGTGGGAAGATTGGGGAATCCCATGTGGTGTATATCACACGATCCACTCGCACCAATTGCCAATGGAGAACCGTCTGATGCATTTCCGTGAACTCGATGAGTTCCGTATCCACCTGGCACACCGCCAACTTCTTCCTGCACCAATCCCACATACGCTCCGCTTCCAAACCGTTCGGGATTTGTAAAGTTTACTCGGAAAATTCCTTTTGAAATATAAGTGACACTACTCACTCCCACCGAATCCAAAATAATAGGATTTCTGTTGGTGTCGCATTCATAAACACACCAAGCATCCGCTGTTGGACGAGGCGTGGTAGAGTTTCCAAAAGAACCAGTAGTACTATTCATATGACTACCACCTGTAATTGATAAGTGCCACTCGCTGCGGATCTATTGAGGATTTCTCCGAAGGCAGGACGGTTTGTTATGCCAGTCGCATAATAACCATCCGTAGTAGAGTTAATAAGAAATCCAAAACGAACCCAAAATCCGTTTACTGTTTTTGGATACTGTGTGGTGTCTAGTGCGTGGGTAAACATATGAAGTGGTGTTGGAGATCCACAACTTCT